CGGCAACCGCGGGCGCGCCGGGCACCGTCGGCCCCGACCAGCTCGTCACCCCAGGGGATCCGCACGGCGTCACCGTCGACGAGACAACCGGGCCGCCGTGGCTGCCGCCGAGGATCGTCCCGTCTGCGTGGTCGGGGTGGCCGGCTGACTGGTGGCCGCCGAACTGGTCGTCGGGCTTTCAGAAGCTCATCGACATCGCCTGGATCTGCGTCGACATCAACTCCAATGCGTTGTCGACGATGCCGCCTTACCTAGTGGACGCGGCCCCGTCTTTGAGCGCGGATTGGTTGAACAACCCGAACCCCGACCTGTACACATCCTGGGAGGAGTTCATGAAGCAGGCGGTGTGGGACTTTCTCGCATCCGGCGAGGCGTTCGTGCTCTCAACTGCCCGCTATTCGACCGGCTGGCCGGCCAGGTTCCATGTTTTGCCGACGTGGGCCGTCAGCGTGGAGATGTTGCCGGGCGGCATCCGCCGTTACATGGTCGGCGACGAAGACGTCAGCGAAGACATGCTTCACATCCGGTACAAGTCGGTGGTCGGGTATGCCCACGGCGAAGGGCCGATGGATGCGCTGTCCGGCAGGGTCGCGGCGGCGTTGACGCTCACGCAGTACGCCGTCAACCTCGCCACCAACGGCGGCATCCCTTCAAGCGTGCTATCGGTGCCCCGCGAACTCACCGCCGAGCAGGCTGCCCTGTTGCAGCAGCAGTGGGTGCAAGCACGGATGTCGACGCTCGGGCAGCCGGCGGTGCTGACCGGCGGCGCGTCGTGGGAGGCGGTGCAGATGAATCCAAAGGACATGGCGCTGACGGACATGCTGCAAGGCAACGAGGGTCGCATCGCCGACGCGTTCCGGGTGCCGCGCCTTTTCGTCGGGCTCCCCAGCGGCGGGGATCCGATGACCTACAAGACCGTTCACGACATCGCGGATTTTCACTGGAGATCGGGATTGCGGCCGTACGCGCAGCAGATCATGTCCGCGCTGTCGGGCTGGCTGCTTCCACGTGGAACACGGATCGAGCTGAACCGCGACTCGTATGTCGAGCCGTCGGAGCTCGAGCGTGCGCAGACCGTCCAGATCCTCGCCGGCATCATCGACCCCGTCAGCGGCCAGCCGGTAATAACCGTCGACGAGATCCGGGCGACGATGCGGCTCACGAACTCCACACCAGCCGACGTCTCAGCAGGGGTGTTGAAATGAACGAGCTCGAGTTCAGAAGCGCGGCCGTTGTCGATGTCAGCTATCCGAAACGCACCGTCACGGTGGTTGTCGCACCGTACGAGACACCAACCGAGATCCACACCGCCCGCCGGTCGTGGACGGAGATCATCACCCGCGGCGCCTACGCCGGCGTCGAACGCCGGTCGAACATCCGCGCGAACCGCGACCACGACTGGGGCAAACTCGCCGGCAAAGTCGTCGGCGCCTACCCCGACCGTGACGAAGGTTTGGTCTGTGACGTGAAGATGTTCCAGCACGGCGCCGGCCCCGAAACCCTTGAGTTGTGCGCCGAAGACGGCCTGTCCGCCAGCGCCGGGTTTGGGTTGATGCGCGAGAACGGCCGCTTCGGCGCCGTCAAACCCGACGCGGAAAAGTGGGAGCAGAACGGGTCGGTGCGCCGCCTCAACCATCTCTTCCTCGACCATGTGGCGTTCGTGCCCGACCCCGCCTACGAAACCGCCACCGTCGTCGACGTCAGAAACCAGCCAGGCACCTCTGAAACGCCCGATGACGGCTTCGGAACCCCGAACCGTGACCGGCTACAGATGGAAATCTGGCGGTCGCAGGCGGCTCTTTTGAACAGCCGCTACGGGGTGTAAGATCCGCGGTTAGTCCTCCTCGGCGGTACAGAGAATAAACGGCAGGGCCGGGCCGCTGTAGACGGGAAGACGCACATAGGGATATCCCGCTTCCCCTGTACTGCGCTACCCGTAAAGGAGGAACCCCGTCATGGGGGCATCAGAACAGGTTCTCGCGAAATACATCGCGGAGCTGGAGGAGCGGAACCAGTTCATCGAAGGCATCTATGAGGCCGCCAACGGCAAAGACCTGACGCCGGAGCAGGCCGAGCTCGTCTCCGAGACCCGCAATCGGATGAAACGGGTCAACGAGATGATGGAACCTTTGGAGGAGGCGCACCGCATCCGCGGCGACTCGTCTGAGCGGATCGCCCAGCTCGCGAAGTACATGCAGGGCGACAAGAACCCGCCGTCGAAAGTCGAGTACCGGTCGGCGGGCGAGTACGCCTGCGACATGTGGCGGGCCGGGCTCGGCCACGATGAGGCCCGCGCCCGGCTGCAACGCTGGGGGCAACAGCCTGAGAACCGGGCCGCGAGTCATCAGACCACGTCGGATAACCCGGGTCTGATCCCGACGCCGATCATCGGGCCGGTCGTCAACTTCATCGACGCCAGCCGCCCCCTCGTCGGCGCGCTCGGCCCCAGGCAGCTGCCCGGCACCGGCTTCTCCCGGCCCAAGGTCACGCAGCACACCAGCGTTGCCGCGCAGTCGGGCGAGAAGCAGGAGCTCGTCTCGCAGAAGATGACGATCGGGAAACTGACCGTCACGCCCGCGACGCTGGGCGGCTACGTCAACGTCTCGAGGCAGGACATCGACTGGTCGCAGCCGGCGGTGATGGACATCGTCATTTCGGATCTGGCGGCGCAGTACGCGATCCTGACCGAGAACACCGCGGTGCAGGCGTTCTACACGGCCGGCACGGCGGGCGGCACCGTCCCCGGCACGCCGACCGGCGACCAGGTCGCAGGCCAGTTCTGGGCCGCCGCCGCGTCGGTCTACACCGCGACGAAGGGGCAAGGAACGACGATCGCCGTTGCCTCCCCCGACGTGCTCGGCTCGCTCGGGCCGCTGTTCCAGCCTGTCAACCCGATGAACCAGCAAGGCGAAGGGTTCCGGGCGTCGACGTTCGGCCCGGGTGTCGCCGGCAGCATCTCCGGCATCCCGGTCATCGTCACGACCGGCTTCCAGGCAGCGAAACGGCTGATGGTGATGTCGACCGCGGCCGCGGAGGTGTACGAAGACCGCATCGGCTCCCTGAGCGTCGTCGAGCCCAGCGTGTTGGGTGTGCAAGTAGCGTACGCAGGATATTTTGCAAGCCTGGTCGTAGAATCGACAGGCATTGTCAAGGTGACCGTCACATGAGCACGGACGAGACGGCGGCCGTCGACGAGCAACAGCAGGATGATCCGGGCGTGGAAGGCCAGGCGACGAGCACCGCGTCGAAGGACTACCTGGGCCGGGCGTTGATCACCCCGGGAATCAACTCAAGGGACTACTTGGGCCGGAACACGTCATCGGCGCTCGACTACATGGGCCGACTCCTCCTCATGTGATGGCCGACACCGACACCACAACCAATCAGGGTGGGACGCAATGGGACGCGCCGAACCAGCAGGCCGTCAGGGCCGACCAGTCGCCGCCGTGGCAGGAAGGAACCGGCGGCGACACCGGTAACCCCGAAACGGTCGTCGTCGAGGAAACCCCGGTCGAGGACACCAGCCGCGATGCCGACTGGCTCGACGCGATGACGAAGGTCGACCTGCTCGCCTTGGCGAAGGAACGCGGCGTCAGCCCGGCGAACAACGACATGACGAAGCAGGAGCTGATCGACGGCATCAGGGCTCAGCAGGCAGGCTGACTGGTGACGTACGCGTCGATCAGCGAGTTCCTCAGGTTGTTGCAGGTGACGCAGCCGACAACGGCGCAGACGGCGGCGGCGCAACGGTGCCTGGACGCGGCGATGCAGGAGATCGACTCGTACCTGTCCCGCAATGCCGGCACCGCCCCGCCGCCGGCGTTCGGGACAGCCGAGCTCGCACTTGTCACCCAGGTCAACCTCGACCGGGCGAGCGAGCATTGGCGGCTGACGCCGTACGGGTCGTTGAACCAGGGGCCGGACATGGCGCCGGTGTTCGTCCGCATCGACACCTTCGAACGGCACCGGGCAGCGTTGCAGTCGTTGAAGTCCGACTGGGGTGTGGGGTGAGCGTCCAGACGACCCGGAGTGTGCAGACACTCCCCGGCGAGATCGCCGCGGCGCTCGCCCCGCTCCAGTCGCAGATCGACGGTCTGCAGGTGTCGCCGGAGCTGGTCGAGATCCCGACGCCGCCGCAGATCGATATCTACCCGCCGGCCGGCCTGTTCATGGAACACGTTGGGATGGGTTACGCGTCCGTCAGGGTCTATTGGACGATCCGGTTGCGCGTCAACGCGGAAGATCTGTCGTCTGCGCAGAAGCTGCTGTTGCGGATGATGGATCCGACAGACCCGGCGTCCGTCCTCGTCGCGTTGGATCAGGTCGCGTACCAGTCGGCCGAGCTGTCCGGCTACAGCCGCTACGCCGACGACAGCGGCGAGGTGCGGATGCTCGGCTGCGAATGGACAGTCTCGATGTTCCTATGAGGATCCTCTGGCTCTCCAACCCGCCCTGGTCAGGCTCCGGCTACGGCCAACAAACCCAACTCTTCACCCAACGGCTGGCGGCCGCGGGCCACGACGTCGCCGTGTTGTGCAACTGGGGTCTGCACGCACGGGAGACGACGTGCGACGGGATCGTCTGCTACCCGTCCGACAGCGTCTGGGGAAACCGCAACCTGCCCGTGTTCGCGCAGGCGTTCCAGCCCGACCAGATCATCGCCTTGTGCGACGCTTGGGTGTTGAAGCCGGAGCTGTGGCCGGACGACCTGCCGCCGGTCGCGGTCTGGGCACCGGTCGACCATCACCCGTTGCCGCCGCAGGTGAAGGCGGTGCTCGAGCATCCGAACGTCACCCCGATC